ATAGATAATGCCAAACTAAGATTTTATAAAGAGATAATGAAGGGCCGATAATGGCAGTCGAACCTAATGTAGTTATAAATCTTGGTGCCGAGTTTGTAGGCAAAAAAGCTTTTAAGCAAGCTGATACGGCTCTTACTAAATTAACAGGCTCAGCTAAGAAATTAGCTGGAGCAGTAGGCATTGCTTATGGTGTTAAAGCGATAGCCTCTTATGGAAAAGCTGCGATGAAAGCTGCAGCTGATGACCAAAAAGCCCAAAAGATATTAGCTAGTAACTTAAAAAATCTAGGTTTGTCTTATGCCTCAGTAGATGCCGAAAGTTTTATAGCCTCAATGGAAAAGCAAACGGCTATTTTGGACGACCAACTTAGGCCAGCTTATGGTCAATTAGCGACAGTTACCGGGTCAGCTACTAAAACCCAGGAGTTAATGCAACTGGCTTTTGATGTCTCCAGCGGTAGTGGCCTGGATTACGCAAGTACTGTAGATATTTTGAGTAAGGCTTATGTAGGTAATACAGAAGGATTAAAACAACTTAACTTAGGCCTCACTAAAGCCGAGTTAAAATCTATGGATTTTGCTCAAATACAAACCAAGCTTAGACAAAACTTTGCAGGTGCAGGTGGTACAGCTTTAGATACTTATGCAGGGTCAATGGCAAAACTAAGTGTTGCTACCTCTAATGCTAGTGAAACTATTGGCACAGCCCTTTTAGATGCCATTATTAAAGTTACAGGTAGCAACGGTGTAGATGGGCTTGTTAGTAAAATAGATACTCTTGCTTCAGCTTTTGCATCCGTTGTAACTGAGGTAGGTAATGCAGTATCAGCCTTAACAGGCACAGCTGCACAAAAGGCTTTTAGTCCTGCCTATTACGTAAGTGGAGGAAAAGCAGGGGGTAAAACAGTAGCAGCTACTGGCGCCGGCAATATGGCTCTAAGCGTGTTAAGCCAGGATACTCAAAAATCAGATTTAGCGGCTAGAAAAAAAGCCGAAAACGAGGCAATAAAGCGTAATAAAGAATTAGCAAAATTAGCAAAAGAGCAAGCGGCAGCGGCACTAGCAACAACAAAAGCTAAAAAAGAGCAAGCAAAATTAGACAAAGCAATAGCGGCAGGTCAATTAGCCTTAGGTAAAGGCACCGATGTTTTTGATATGGATAAAATCCAGCTCAACGCTGCACTTATAGGCCAGGCTGAGGCGTTGGGCAAAGCTACTACTGGCTCACAGATATTAGCTATAGCCAACGATGTACAGCGCTTGAAGATTAAGCAAGATATAGCTGCCCTAGAAGATGCCATAGCCTCAAAGGATGAGGCCGCAATACTAAAGGCTACGGCCAAGCTAAACGAGGACTTAAAGATATTAGGAGCTTTGCAAAAACAAGATGCTAAGCTGCTAGACATAAACAGAGTTTTAGCAGGTATGAAATCTACCGATTTAATCAACTTGGCTAACCTACAAGCTGCCTTAGACCTACTAGCTAAGTTTAAGTTTCCTACTTTAACTATGCCTAGTGTTGTTATTCCAGGTGGCCCAGCATTGCCAGGCCCAGGTGTAGGTGGCCGCGGTAAAGATGCTGGCAGAGGTTCAACTTTTGGCACTAGTCCTTTAGATGATTTTCTTACTATAATAGAAGCAGAAACCGAGCGCGGTGGCCGCAGAGCTGGTGGTATTGGCGATACTAACTATATGGCTTTGCCCCCAGGCTTTTCAAGTGTTGATGAATATCTCAAAGAAAGCAGAGGCAACAGAGGCGCTAGCGATGCTGGCACAGTTATAGTTAACGTAAACGCTGGAGCTATAGGCGATGAAAACATAATTGTAGATGCCGTGCAAAATGCTCTTAATGAGATAGCACGCCGAGGCTATACAACTACCTACGCAGGGGCCATAGCAGTATGACCGTACCTACAGTACACGCTGTTATTAACTTTAGTACTGGCCCTAGCTTTGCTCAGGCTATGATTTTAGATAGCGGCATATTAGGCACAAACGTATTAGCAGATAGCGCTAGCGTTATTGTGGACGTATCTAATCAAGTAGATAGCATCCAAACTATTAGAGGCCGTAACGCTCAGGCTGACCAATTCCAAACGGGCACCCTATCGCTGCGTATCGTTGACCAAAACGGCAATTTTAACCCACAAAACCCAACAGGGCCTTTTTTTCAACTTTTAACTCCGATGCGTAAGGTGCAGATTACAGCTACCTACGGAGCAACTACTTACCCTATCTTTTCAGGTTTTATTACTAGCTATACAACTACTACACCTAAAAACGCTAATGATGTGGTTTATACCACTATCCAAGCGGTAGATGCTTTTAGACTCGCACAAAATGCACAGATTAGTACCGTTGCAGGTACCTCAGCGGGTCAGCTCAGCGGTGCAAGAATTAACGCCTTGTTAGATGCTATTGACTGGCCAGCCTCTATGCGTGACGTAGATGCGGGGCTAACGACAATGCAAGCAGACCCGGGCACAGCCCGCACAAGCCTTGCAGCTATGCAGACTGTAGAAATTAGCGAGTACGGGGCTTTGTATGTAGATGCCGCTGGTTCGTTTGTCTTTCAAGACCGTAACGTAACGGCAGGCAGTACAGGAGCTACACCTACAGTATTTAACGATGACGGTACAGATATTAGTTACTTTAATGCGGTGTGGCGCCTTGACGATACGCTAGTTTACAACTCAGCAAGCGTTACCCGCACAGGCGGCACGGCCCAGGTAGCTACAAACCCAGCGAGCATAGATAAGTACTTTGTGCATAGTTACAACCAGCAAAACCTGCTAATGGAAACAGATGCCGTGGCCCTGGACTACGCACAGGCATACGTTGCATCTAGGGCTGAGACTAGTATTCGCTGCGATGCTATTCAGTTAGACCTCTATACCGATAATTACAACTTAGGCATTATTGCAGCGCTAGACCTGGATTACTTTGACCCGGTAACTATTACAACTAACCAACCTGGGGGCTCAACCCTAACTAAGACTTTGCAGGTGTTTGGCGTTGCTCAAAGCATCACGCCTAATAGCTGGAAAACAACACTTACCACTTTAGAGCCAATTATTGACGGCTTTATATTAGACTCAACCATATACGGCTTGCTTGACAGCGGCGTATTAAGTTATTAAGGAGCTAGGACTATGGCAGCTGGATTAGGTTTTAAGACCTTTACTACTGGCGAGGTACTTACGGCAGCTGACACTAACGGCTACCTAATGCAAGGCGTACTAGTGTTTGCCTCAGCGGCGGCTAGAGATGCAGCTATAACCTCACCACAAGAGGGCCAATGCTGTTATTTAAAAGACACCGATGCAGTACTTACCTACTCAGGTGCAGCCTGGGTTGGCTTTGACGATAGCAACGCAATCCAAAATAGCATTGTGGATGCTAAGGGCGATTTAGTAGCAGCTAGTGGAGCAGACACACCCGCCCGCCTTGCAGTAGGCAACAACGGCGAAACTCTTGTAGCAGATAGTGCCGCCACAACAGGCTTGCGATACAGCGCAACACCAAGTGCAAGCAATCCAGTCTTAAACTCAGCAATGCAAGTATGGCAACGCGGAACTTCTTTTGCAGTATCAGGTTCAGCCTCTTACACCGCAGACCGTTGGCAAGCAGTCTCGGCGGCTTACACCGCAGGTTTGACAGTAAGCCGACAGACAACGAGCGACACAACCAACTTGCCTAATATCCAATACTGCGCCAGAGTGCAGCGAGATTCAGGCAATACTTCAACTGCTGCACGAAACTTGCAACAAAACTTTGAATCAGTTAATTCAATTCCTTTTGCTGGCAAGACAGTTACTCTTTCTTTCTACGCTCGTGCAGGTGCTAACTATTCAGCCGCTTCAAGCGCCTTAGGTGTCCAATGGGTTTGGGGAACAGGCACAGACCAAAACAATTATCTGACAGGTTTTACAGGTGGCACAAATGTTTCAGCCACATTAGGTGTAACGCTAACAACTACTTGGCAACGCTTTACACTAACAGGAACAATCGGGGCAACTGCAACTCAAATCTGTACGCTTTTTTATTTTAGTGGCGTTGGTACTGCTGGCGTTAATGATTATTTTGAGGTAACTGGCGTACAAATGGATATTGGAAGCGTGGCATTACCTTTTAGAACCTATGCCGCTACTATCCAAGGAGAATTAGCCGCTTGTCAGAGGTATTATGAAAAATCATATGACCAAGCAACTGTGCCAGGAACTGCAAATAGTGAAAAGGGTCAAATATTTGCACCTTCTGGAAATGCTGCTAATGGTGTCCAAGTTTGTTCTATCAGATACGCCGTAGTAAAAAGAAGCGTACCTACTATTACATTTTATTCTTACACAGGTGCCACGGCTAAATTATCAGATGCAGGCGGAACGGACCTAGCAGCCAATAGTGCTTTTACAAACAATACTGCCTATGGTGGTAATAGTGGAACGCGCATTTATAATAATAGTGGTGGAACAATTACAGCGGCTTTTGGTGGATATGAGTTCCACTTTGTTGCAGATTCGGAGTTATAAAATGGCTTATACATACGAAATAGTTGAAGACCAATACGGAAAAGTATTAGTTAGAACATCAGATGATGGTGTAATTTCTTTTGTTCCTTCTGACCCAGCCAACTCTGATTACCAACGCTACTTGGCTTGGCTAGAAAATCCTGAGGCGGAACACTTCACACCAATAGTTACAGATGCAGACTAGCTACAACGGCTGGCCAGCTTCTAAGGAGCAGGCTGAGATAGGCGTAAAGCCTTTTAAGGTAGAGGGCACAAGCCTTAAAATACGCTGCGCTGAAAAGGTAGCGCCGTTGCTTATTAACTTTGCTAAAGAGTTTAACGAGCTAATAGAGCCAATAGAGGGCGGCACCTTTGACGATTGGGGCTATGCATACAGAGACGTAAGAGGTGTAATAGGTAAACTTAGTAACCACGCCAGCGGCACAGCTATAGACCTCAACGCAACTAAACACCCTTTAGGCAAGGTAGGCACGTTTGATGCAGCTAAGGTACCGATGATTAGAGCCCTGGCTAAAAAGTACGGGCTAACCTGGGGCGGGGATTGGACTAGAAAAGACGAAATGCATTTTGAGATAGCACTAAGCCCTGAAAAGGTCAGGGTTTTAATTACTAAGTTAGGAATAGAAAATGCCAACTAGCGCACAAGTAAGCGTAGGTACTACAGCTACGTTATTAGTAGCTGCATCAACTTTTGACCAAACCGTATGGCTGCATAACTCAGGCGGTGCCACGTACATAGGTGGTAGCAACGTAACTACAGCAAACGGTTACAAGCTAGACACCGATGATAAAATGGAGTTACCTGTCGGCGATAATGAAGGCCTTTATGGAATTGTGGCCTCAGGCATCAACACGGTTTTTGTACTAAAACAAATC